TACGGTCTTACTTCCTGTTACCTTTTAAGTGGGCTGCGTGGTTACGTGCGCAAAACGACGGCGCTTTTAATGCCATCCGGAGGCGGGTCCAGTTTAAGGTCATGTCCAGGACCGGTGAATATGCGCGTTCACCTTGCGACACACGTTAAACATAGAGTTCATGCCCACGCCCGGTGTGCCAGACGAGGTCACGAAACTCAAAATCGACATCTAGCTTGGTGTACTCCGCCGGAATGCCGTCCACCAACCACGTTAGATACTCCTCTTCAAGATCCATCTGCTGACGCACGCTGATGCCTGTTCTTGCGGCAAAAGCGGCGCGACCCGCTGGAGTGGCGCGCACAACGTCAGCCTTGCTGTTTCGAATGGCGTCTATGAATTTCATGGAGTTATCATTGAAATACGTCATGATGTTGAAACGCATTTCACCCTTGCGAGCGTTCTTACGTAACACACTCACAAGGCGGGCTGGGTTAACTTCGTCCAGAAGCCGGTTACGCACAACCTGGGAGAAGACACCAATGATAGGCGTCAACCCGTCAGTATGAGCGTAAGAGAATGCTTTAGCCAGCATCAGGACAGTCGTGTCACCGCGGGTAATGGAAGTGTGGATCTTCGCCAGAGTGCGGAATGGGTCTGCATAACTGCATACCACCCCGCCATCTTCATACAAATAACGACCGCAAAAGCTGAGCTCCTGAAAGCTGTTGACGAAGGTCAATTTAATACTTAGCCCCAACAAAGAGATGTAAGATAAATTGACCTCAATCTGGTCGCGCCACTTCGACATGTACCCGATAAGTATGTCATCGCCTTCGTGAAAAGTGCACCAATCAGTGGTTGGAATGTGACGAAAGCACATCCAAACAGCAAATCGGCACAGTCCGGCATTAAATGTGGACGTGTGGTTATCACCAGAACGTCGTTGTCCGTGTATGACATACTTAACTCCCAAATCGTTGTAGCCCTGGGAGCGAAGGCAAAGCTCGAGATATTGTACAAAAAGGTCACAGTCAGCGTGTTCCGAGTACGCATGCCTAATGTGACCGATCTCAACGACGCGCTGCAGCATCTCATCAATAGACTTGTCGAGCCGGTCAAAGTCTATGTCTGCGAACGCGTCGAACTCCAGTAACCTACTAAGTTTCCGATCCCTCTCCTCGGGCGTTAGCCCCTTCACCATGTACGGGCAGTTGTGGGCCGCTTCGTCCATCGACGCTATCACCGGTCCCAGCAGAACCATTAGTGAAACATCGGGTGGCGAAATATTTCGTGGGTCGGTATTTCGGACGGTGGTCTCGACTTTGATGAAGTTCTTCACCACGCTTACGCGCTGAAGGTTGATACCAAACACGTCGTGGTCTCGTCGGGCTGTTCTGAGTATGTCGGCCTGGCCGCGTGGGTACCGCAATACCCACTCCTCGAACGGTTTCGGTGTTAGCCCGACCATCCACAGTAGGTTCTCCGCTTCCTGTACTAGGTACCACGCCCACAACCAATGGAGCGGCGTTGTCATCGGCGGGTAAGCCGACGATAACACTTCGTACTTTTCGAGCGGCGCTGTTATGTCTGGTCCCACACTGTCTGAGCAAGCGCATGAATGCGCTAAGATCTCTGACAACGGGAGATCGACGACCTGGGCCAAGCCTACGTCCTTCGACGTAAAGGCTATATGCCTCTTTAACGTGGTCCGTGAAATCGGACTCGGTAGGTCGCACGCCGTAAGCAGTTTGTAGGAGTCCTGGTCCGAACTGTCCGCTGCCGAGACCTGGAACCTCACACAGGA